AATAATTTTTCTGTGCGCCAGTATCAAAGTCAAAACCCCATGTCTCAATGTCTTTTTGATACCAATCAGCTACAATTTGAATTGTCTCAGTAGTATATATCGTCCTATAATCTTCATTTAATCCGGTAACATTTCTCGCCCTACTCATTTCAGGAATCTTGAAGTACGCCTTCAGATCATCATTAAGGTTTTCAAATCTCATCATATCACATTTAAGATTACCTTCCTTATCAGTCACATAGTCATATGCGTTATACCAGCCGCGAATAGCTCTGTGCCACATATATTTCATCTCACCCCACTCAAATCGTTCTTCTAAGAAGTGTTCGAATGAGTCAATCTTATGTTTACCAACTGGTTCTTTTTTCTCTACCTCAATAACTTTCTTAGCAAAGAAGTAACGTGACACGACTCGATCCCATGGGTTACGTACTACCGCAAACGCGTCATAACCAGACGTGATACCAGGATTAAGGTCCCGCCAGCGCGCGTGCTCGTACCCGTGGTGATCACCGATACTGTTCATATGATCTAATACGGCTTGAGTATATCTTGGATTCTTGTGTATTGGTGGACCGGCTGGAATAATCTTATCTGCAAGTTGAGGAGACCTACGAATAGTCATACCTGCATTTTTTGGGATATGGATAAAAATTCTTTTAATAAACATATTTCATTAACTCTTCTACGTTCTCGCCTCGATTGGGTAACTTATCTTTTAAGAAGAAATGTACAAAGTGTGCGTCTTTAATATGTTCATCTTTGACACCTTTAAAGAGAGCGTTCCATTTCCAATCAAGATGTTTAACATTCATTTTTTCTTGTTTAACCCATGTATTAAGGAGTGTTTGATCTGTACTCCATTTCCATGGACCAACACCATCAATAAATCCTTTAAACTCTGGTCTGTTTAAGAACTGGTGCGGGGTCTGTCCTTTTAGATACTTAGACAAACTTTTATTCATTAACATCATACCCATATTAAAGAACTCGCCACCAGTCTTCTTATCCCATTTCCAATCTAATCGGATAGAAGAATACTGCATACGAGAATAATTTAAGATCTTTTCTCTATATTTTTCTGTGATTGGCATTTCACGTTCTACTACACCAGCAAAGTCATTCTCTGGTTCTAATTCATCAAAGATGTTTGGTGCACCATCACGAATCCAAATATCAGCATCAATGATAGCAATCTGATCATACTTTGGCCAATATGTGAAAGCATTTTCTTTTTCGAAAATAGGAAGAAAGCCACCGTGTTTCTCGTACGATTCACGTGATCGTCCAGTGGCAAAGATATCGGGTTTAATTCTAAGAATAGGGGTACGTTGGACGACGTGATCTATATCATATTGATGACAGTATTTTTCAACTGACTCTACACAATGATCATATAGCTTTGAACGTCGTCCAACATAAACTTGATATATCAATCTTTTCATAACTAACTCACTTTAGATTATATATTACTTCTTTTTAAGTGCATCTGCTCCAAAGAATGCTGAGACCAAGACTGCGATTGACGCAAAGTATGTTGGTGCGATATCAGCGATAAGTTCTGACGCGTTATCCATACCAAAACCAGAAGTAATTGCGATTCCGATTGGATAGATCAAAAGACCAATAAGAGAGAACCACGCCATCTTACGAATAGCGTCTCTCTGTGCGTCAGCATCTTCTAGTGCTTTGCGTTTAAACTCTAAATGCATCTCCATTTCTTCTTTAGAAATGTGTCCGTCACCGTTTGTATCTGCACCAGCGACAGCGTCAGCATCGACAGTTACGTGTTTTTTCTCTTCTTCAGCCATGTATCGTGCTCCGTAAGGATTGTGATTGCAATTTGCTTAGCATCATCAAAACCATTACGAAGTGAGTTTGATCTATGACCATTCTCAACAAACCATTCTAGAGTATTTATATCGCTACCCTGTGGCATGTTGAAATTAGAGGTGATCTCTTCGAATTCATCACGAAGAGTGAGTAGTTGAGCGAGTGATTTCAAGTGCTTTCTCCAGTTCTACAAACAGGTATTCTTTAAGATCGTCTTGATTATTCTGGAAGAGAATACCGATACCTCCAGCGTCATTCCATGCTTTGATATTTTCTGGTTTATCATCAACAAGAATGTTTGGTTTGCGAGTAACTGGGTTATAAGCATATTTATGTTTGTGTGAAGTAAAGATGAGATTTTCAAGCTTTGGTGGAAGCCAGTCTCTGCATCTCAGCCATTCACGTTTCCAGTAAGCTGAGTTATGTTCGTCATTGCGAAGTGGAGAAGAGCAGATTCCCCAATCATCTCCAGCAATTTCTTTGACTTTATCAATGATTGCGAGAGATCTTTGGTAGATTCCATCACCTTGATCGCCAAAGATTGTTTCTGCGTAGAATTCTGGGATTGTGACAAAGAAGTTTGTGTTTCTCATTTCTACAAAGATCCTATCTCGATCTTGTATTGATTTCCAATGATCAACTTTATATTGATTTGCTAGAGCTCCGAAGAAGTCTGCAATCACACCATCCATATCGAGATATACTGTCATTCATTTACTCCTTTTTTTATCATGATTAATAATATCACAATTCTAAGCAAATGTACACAGTTTTTTTTAAAAAAGTTAAATTTTTATTTGTTTGTTTTCAATTACTTGTAATTTTTTTCATAAAAAATTCTGAATTGAGTTCGTAGTCAAACATATTGGATGAGTAGGAACCATGTTTGAAGTAAAAGTATTTTGACTTAAAGTAGTATCTGTCGCCTTGAGGAGGAGTATATACTCCATGAGCTTCATGAACGTTATCTATATAGACATCAACAATAAAACCACCTTTGCCGTCAAAATCTAAGTAAATATCGAGTACGTACTGAGTTCCGTCTCTGAGTATAGTTGTCTGAGGAGGAATTGTAGAGCTCATGACTTGTCTCTTGCAACTCTCTCCAGGTCCTGTTTTATAGTCAGAGTAAAGTTTTATAGTGTTATCATAGAATATGTTAACCTTAAGAGGAGGAGCGCATCCATCTCTGTCATCATGAACTTGAAATATGTCAAACTTCTCATTCCTATTTGCGTTTATATCGAAAATTGTTTGAAAGTGATAAGTCACATTTGCTTTTGCAGAGATAGCAGCGTCAGTTCTTATTTCAGATCTTTGTTTAAATCCTTTATCACAAAGGTTTGCACTCGGTCTAAACTTTCTCTTTTTGCCCTTTCCAGTGATCGATCCTTGATCAACATCACATGAGACCACCCAAGTTTTAATTTCATTTGGAGGCTGAAAATATATATCTCTCGCATATGCTGAAGAAGTAAAAAACAATAAGGTGATTAGAAAGAGTCTCATAATATTATCCATGAAAAAGTTGTCTACGATCGTATTCTTTTTTTGTATCAATAAGAAGTTTAATATAATTATCTCTGTGTTCTTTAAAGACTAAAGGTTCGTTATCATCTACATCCATGATAACGACTGTGTTAGTGATTGGCATACCTGTACGTTCTTCCCACATAACAGCGTATCCAGACATTTGAGCAAAATAGTTAGAGATATTCTCTTTTTTCTTTACGCGTTTAGATGTCTTAAAGTCTATAATAGAAGGTACGCCATCGAACTCAGCGACACAGTCACATCGTCCAGCTACGCGAAGGTGGGCACTATAAAGAGGAGACTCAAGTCCAAAAATCTTACCAATTCTTGAGTCTAAAATAGGACGTAAGTTTTCGAGACTCTGTCTTACAAATGGGAGAAAGTCAGTAGTGTCTTCATTTTTCAGATACTTTTCAATGATAGCGTGAACTAACGTTCCTCGATTAGCCGCTTTTTGACCAACACGATTTGCTTCTTCGTCACCTACTCGAGCTCTCCACTCAGCAATTGCGTCTTGACTTAATATTCCTAAAACTGTTGTAATACTAGGAAACCTACGACCGTCAGGAGTAATATAAGTCCTGCCTGTGGGCTGTGTATCTGTAACCAGATCATCATATCCGAGATCAATTTTTTCATGTATAAACTCCATTATCTAATACCTAACATTTCTTTTGTCATTATATAGTCACGAACAAAATCAGACCTTACGATGTCTTCCCATCCGAATTGAATGACACTAAAGTTCTTCATTTGTTCTACTACTCTCATAAACTTCATAACTCCATCTCTTTCATGACCATCTCTAAAGTCAGACTGATGATAGTCGCCGCAGAAAATAACTCTACAGTTGTTACCAATACGAGTCATGACTGAGTCGAGCTCATGGAAGTTAAGGTTCTGCATCTCATCAACGATAACAACTGAGTTATCAATTGTCAGTCCACGAATAAAAGATGTTGTCATGAACTCAAACTGATGAGTAGTAATAAGTCTCTTATAAGGTTGATCACCACCAAGAATCTCAAGAGCGATGTTCTTATAAGGAGTCTCAAATACTTCTTTCTTCTCGTCTATACTTCCAGGAAGATATCCCATATCTCTTGTAGGTACTACAGAGCGGAAAAGTGTAATCTTCTCTTGTGGTGATTGTTTTTCAGTAACAGCTTCAAGAGCGAGATACATAGCAAGAAAAGTCTTACCTGTACCCGCGGATCCTACGAGAGCTAAGTTATCACCGTCATCCCAGGCATCAAACGTTTTCTTTTGATTCTCTGTAAGAGGCTTATATACAAACAACTCATCTTGTTTAACAGCTGAATTTTTCATACTTTAATATTTTCGCCTCTGCCTGACGTCTTTTTGATTTGTTTCAATCTATCTTTAAATCCGTCTGGAACTTTGCTATGTAGACTACCAACGCCAGTTACAATCTTTGGTGTTGATAACTCTTTAACAACGTCAGGTAATTCATCTAGGATGATTTGTAATTCATCCCATGAACAAGTGACGTCCCATACCTTGTTTGTTTTAATATCACGCAGCGTGTAAGTCGGCATATTGAAACCACTCCGGTTTTTCTCGCTTCGTCCATATCATATTGAAGCGATGTTGTTTAGTCTGATAGAATGCACGGTATGCTTTGACTGGATCACCGAGTTCAATGCATTCTGGATTCGATTTCATTGCTAGTTTGAAAGGTGTCATTTCACCGTTGCGATATGGTATATTTAGTGGCTTTGTTTCAAGTACTTCGCGTAGTTCGCGATCAGTCTTGTGAATTTTACCATAGCGGAATGTGTATTCTTGACATAGTGCTGCAAAGTGCAGATAATGCCAGTCATAGTTAGCTGCACTTTCCATAGTCCATATTGTACATGGATGTTTGTGATGTACTGCTTTGTATAATAGAGATTCGAACTGATTGTCAAGCTTGTAGTACTTGACCATAGTTTTACCAGACTTTGATGGACGTTTTTCCATAGTACCATCAAGTATACGATGAGCTGTGGATAGCATTTGAGCAGATTCCACAATCATTTTTGGAACATGTTTGTCGCACTGCCACATAGCAGAAACGATTGGACAATTATCTAGTACAAATAAATTCATGATATAATATATACCCTTGCCGAATAACCATAATATTATTATAACAAATCGGCAAGGGTATGTACACTCCTATTTTTTCGTTTAAGTAGAATATTGAACCTCAGCGATGCGACGTTTTAAGAAATCTTGCTTCTTTAGAATTTTCTGCATTCGATCTACTTGTCCTTTCTTTTCTAGTTTCCTAGCGTAGATTTCCAATTCGGTTGCGTCTTTCTTTAGTCTTTCTAGCTGAGCTAATACCATTATTGATTTCTCCAGAGGTTAATGTTTACCCTCTAGCCTTGCAATAAACCTGGGAATGCCTCCTCTACTATTGGTTTTGTAAGACCTTTGGGCGTCTCTTTATTAATCATACCAACGACGAGTTCGGCATCCTTTGGATGCACCCCTTCAAGAATTCCGATAAAAATACTCTCACGCTTGTACGCAGGTAACTTATCACCTGGACCGCCTTTAAGAAAATACTTAAACTGTTTGTGCTCTCTTAGCAAGTTTGCTGGATGACTCTGCTCGGTTGCTGCAGTATACGGAGGAGAACCTCCTGGAAGATTCCATTGAAATCTAGAATCCATTGAACCGAGGATAACGTCCTTCAAGGCCCATGATTCATTTGCTTTTAAGACTTCAATCTTTTCAGCCTTTGTTCTTTTCTTATTCATTTCATCAAAAACTTCAAATACATATTGTTTCATTAAATAAACTCCTGCACGGATTCAATTAGTCTGTTCATTCTCTTCGATACTAAGTACGGAAACACTTTGCCTTTATTAGACCAAGGATCCTGTTGTTCGTAATTATTTATAATATTATCTTTGAGATCTTGTGGCGTTTTTGTAAGATCGATAAGTGTTTCATTACGACACCAGTTACGATACCAAGAAGCGGCGTAAAGTAGTTCGCCTTCAGAGAGATCTTCAAGAATAGCTTCTTTCTTTTTCTTTGAAAGCGGTACTTGTCTGTCACCGTTAACGAACGTGTCGTCATGCGATAGTACATTAGGAACACCGTCACCAGAGTCGCCAGTTAAGATCTTTTCTTTAAGATTAAGAATGGGATTGTCATCAACTACAAACTTTTTAAGAATAGGAGAGAACTGTTTTACGTTATCGTATCGTTGTAGTTGTTTAAAGTCACCGTCAGATGAGACAATCATGACATCTTCATAGTTACCAAAATCTTGAGTACGTTCTACAAGAGTTCCGATGATGTCATCGGCTTCGCAACCGTCAATGTGTAGAACTCTGTAAGGAAAGTTTTCTTTGATCTCGTCTTTAATCGTATGCATAATACGAAACGCTTCTGACCAATCAAAGGTTGACTCATCACGACCTTTACGACGACTTGCTTTGTATTGTGGAAAGTAACTACGACGCCAATTATTTGGACCGTCACATGCGAGTACCATTTCGCCATGACTGTCTCTAAACTTCTTATTGTACATTCGAAGGGAGTTAAGAGTCATATGACGAATCATTTGTTCGTCAAGAGTCTTATTAACTATAATAGTGGCAAGACAAATACCAGAGAAATCAACTAAAATCATAATACATCCTTTACAATTATAGGATTATTATATACTATTTTCTTATAAAAGTAAACTACTTTTTTACATGTTTTGCGTGAATTTTGCAACCAATGAACTCGTTATAGTACTCATCACTAAACAGAACGTCTCGATCAAATTGTTCCTTTGCCTCGAAATAAGTCATTTCACCTTTTGTTCGGCATAGTCGAAGTATATCCCTTCTATAACTATCCCTTCCTCGTTGTTCGACGAGTAACTGTAGTTCTTTACTTGATCCGAAATAGTCTCGCCAGTCAGATTCCACTCTGGTTCTGACTCGGCGAGCTCGTTTAGAATTTTTTGGTAATACCTTCGGCCGCCAGAAGTTCTTTTTACCGATATATTTCTTACCTGTATCCAGTTCTGTGATAAGGTATACAAATCCTTGGTATTCTTCTGGTGTCTCATCATATTCCTTGTTTTCATAATACCACATAAAGGTATTTATTCATCATCAAAATCAACAGATCGTTTTTCAACTTCGGCTCGTCTGCCGCATATTGGGCAGAATTTCGGTTCATCATAAGAGAGGACATACGTTACGCTTTCACACTCTTCACATTCAACTATAAATTCATCCATTTTCTATCCTTTTGAGGATTTCTAGTTTACGAGTATCGGTTGCATAGAACCATTCACGAATCTCTTCTTGGGTTCTATGACAACCAATACATTTACCTTTATCTATCCAACATACTTTTATGCACGGTGATGGAATATCAGAAGTCGATTTCACAAGCACCACCAGCACAAGCTGCAGCGCCAAGCGTATCAACGTCTGTGTACTTCTTCTCAGTGAGATCTTCTTGCCACGACATCTGTTTTAGATTAGCTTGGATCTTGTTCCACTTATGAAGCAGATAAGAATCTTTCAAGCAATGCTCTGCTCTAGTCGCATCTGATCCACAATAGTTTTCTGCAAAGTTCTTGAAACGTCGAACCCAATCTTGTCTTGCTGCGTTTTCAGTCGACTCAAGAGAGATATCCATACCCCAACCTTGTGCAGTAGAACAAGCGAGCCAGAGATTAGGAAATACTTTTAATGCGTCAACTACGAGACCAGACGCAAAGATAGCAGCAGTATCATATTTCTTTACCATTTCCTTTGCGTCGATAACAGCAGTGTTTGGTGCTTGGTTGTAATCTTTATCACCAGTCATCGCAAGGAATGAGATGCCAGCGAATGAGTGTCTGTTTTCAAAAACATACTTTTCTACTTCATCCCAATCATCTACAATGATTGTGTTTGATACGTTATGACGTACACCTTTGTCAGCGCATAGCTCTTCATTTGTACCAGCATTAACCCAATGTTTTTGAGCTTTCTTTACTAGTTCAAGATGTTTTACTCCGAGGAGATCATCTTTAAAGATAGAGCCGTTTTTTGGTACGATTGGAAATGATACTACAACATCAGTTCCACCAGATGACCATACAGACTCTTCTACCATATATGGATTTGATTTAATAATAGCCTGAGTAATTTCAGACTCTTTATTCATCTGCACGTTTCTGATATACATGTTTGAGTGTTCAGCGTGTATTCCAGAAGCGGTTTGTAACAATACTGATGCATTACCACTTGGCTTAACACAAGTAGTACGAGCAGCAGGGTTAATGCCAATAATGGCGGCAACTTTTCTATTAGTGTCTCGAACAATTTTTGCTCCTTTTTCCAGAATCTTTTCGTTAAAAAGAATATCTGGATTGTTCATCCACCCTGTGATCGAGACTCCAAGTAAAGCTTCCCGATCGAAAATCTTTTTCGAAGTTTCAGCTAAAAACTTGAAGTTAGTGTACCCAGCTTGTAGGGTACCGAGGATAGACGCTGCGCGGCATGCCTTATAAAAGTCTTCCTCGGTATTGCACATGCCTCCGTTAATCTCAGTGAGATTACAACCTTGCCAACCAGACTTTTTATTAATCTGTGGGAACATACCGATCTCAACGCACGGGTTGGTTGTATGTTCGGTTGACTCTACGAAGACAAATCCAGGTTCGCCAAACTGTTTAACAGACTGCATAATCTTTCCAAACAGTTCAGGTGTAGTCTTATCTCTTACAATTACTGCAGAGTTATTAGATCTACCTCTTTGCGGATTTTCCATAAACCAATTACCTGTTTTAGCGTTCATCATCTCTTCGTCGTCTGGTGAGAACAGACAAATAGTTGCTGAACGACGTACACCACCAGACAGAACAGCGTCAGCTGCGTGCATGGTGATATCATAAACATCAATTGGTCTAATAGCGATTGGCTCTTTCGAGTCCAGTACAATACCTTGAAGTAAGTGTTCGATCTTGTCGAGTGAACGACGAAGACCTTCTGGTCCTGGTGCTTTAAATCCTCCAGAGATCTTGGCACCTTTTGGACGAATTTGTGTAAGATCGAAGAATACTCTACGACCCTCGTAGTCTGGATGCTTACCTCCACCTACGAAATAGGATGACATAAGAACGTCAAGTGCTGAAGCCCAACCTTCAATTGAGTCTTCAACGATATAACCTTTAGCTTGCTTAGTGCGAGCTTGAACTTTTGGTAATTTTTTAACGTGATGTTTCTGTACAGAGAATCCTGCACCAGCACCACAAAGAAGAATATAGAAGACCTCACCAAAAAATTCAGGGCGATCAGCATAAGATGACGTACAGTTGTACATACGCATCTGATGCTTCATAAGCTGATCACCACCAAATTGTAGAGCGCGTTGAGCACCAAGGACTCTCTGTTCTTTATAGGCTTGTCTCGCTTCTTCAAAATATTCTTTTAGTTCATTATTTTTTTCTTTATAGTTGTCTTCATGCATTTCAATAACGCGATCGACAGCCTCGTCCCAAGTTTCGTATCTACCTTCTTCTTCAATATAGCGTGAGTAGCCATCGTAGAACTTGGTTTCTGACAAAAACTTCCTAGTGTCAACACTTGATGTTGCCATTCTACTTACCTCTTATAATTTGATTTATATGATAGTATTATATATTAAAAAGCAGTTTTTGTAAACCACTAAATGGCACATTACATCATATTAATTTCGTTCTCAATAAAAAAATATTTTTTCATCATTTCTAATTGATCGTCATACTCAGCGATCTGTTTCATCTCAATTTCAATTGCTTCCATAATATCTGAGTGCTCACCAATACCTGCTGGATTGGCCAGATATACTTCTACGTTTGCCACATGTTTATCGATATGACCCTGTGCATGACTAATAAATGCTCTAATCAATTTTTCTCTCATAATTAATCCTTAATAATTTTAATTGCCCCATAAGCTACCATTGCATAAGCTACCAAGTTAAGTGGTGCCATAAGCATTACAACACCAGCTACTACAAGTGCAGCACCTTCATATGAATTACCTTGTGTAAGTCTACTTTTTAGCCAATTCATCTTCTAACTCCTTTATTCTATTTTCGAGTTCATCAATTTTCTTTGTGACGAATGGATACTTTTTTCTCCACGCATCAGTTGGTTGTTCAAACCAAGTTAATCCCCATCTTTCTACAAGATAATCAAGGAACTGATCTAACTTGGCATAACACCATAAGCCGGCTCTCGTGTCTTTAAAGTAAGCAAGAAATGCTGCACCCAATAAAGAACCTGCTATAGCTGTATATATCCATAAAGTATCGTCAAACATTCTTTCTAACATTATTTTATTGTCCTTTCCCATGCAGCATCATAGTCTTCTTTACTGACTACACCTTCAGCCAATAATCTTTCTCTATTGGCCATATGTTGATTTTGAACATCTTCTTTACTTCCACCATGATAAGGAACACAATGTCCTTCTTCGATCATGATCTCAGTCACTAGACGACCGTCTGCTGCTCTAAAATCTCCAAGAATACGACCAAATTTACCTTTCATATCCTCACCAGATTTATCTTCTGTGGTAATAAGTTTAGCATCTTTTTCAAGTAGAGAATAAAGTCTATTCTTTGCCGCGAGTCCAAACAGTTTTTCGACTGGATCAGATGTTCGTGATTCAGGTGTATCAATACCCATAATACGAACTCGCTCGTCTTTCAGACAGATACCGAATCCAAGATCGATGTCTACGTCGACTGTATCACCGTCGACAACTTTAATGACGTGTACGTCATACTCGTTCTGTTGCATTTAACCCTCCACAATTGTGTAATTGACATAATTTGTCATGGAGTGGTCTTGTGCTCCATCAAGTAAACCTGATTTGTATCCTCTAAATTTGTCCTTCATTCTCTGCCATGCAGTCATCTTACGAATCTTACCGTAATGATTGATATAGCAAAGATTCCCATGATGTTTATAACCCATAAGAGCTAAAGGAACTCTTGTAACGATATCATTGTTGTTTACGAATCTCCAATGGGTTGTTCTAATTCCTTTAACAAAGGAACGTGTTCCAGCCCGAGGAGAACCGTATGTATAAAGTTCTGCTACGTCTCTGAATTCTTCAACTCTAGACGTACAGATAGTGGCCATTGCTGCACCAAGTGAGTGACCACAAATGAACAGTTCTTTATCTGTGTGCTTTTCTACGAGAGCTTTAACTTGATCCCAAAGCTTATCGAGTTCTGTTCTAAAACCAGCGTGAACCCAACCGTCAGTCATTGACTTCTTCGGCCATGCTTTTAGATCAGCAAATACGTCAGATAGTTCAGAAGGTTCAGTACCTCTAAAGCATACGGCCATTTCAGTATCATTCCAGACTATATGACACTGAGCGCCATCGTGGTCTAGAAATATATGTTGTGGATATCCTAATGATTGATATTCTTTTTTGGCTTCTTTATCGCGATAAGCAATCTCTGCCATTTGAGCAAATTTATTCGCTCTCTCCAGGTTCAGTTCCATTTTGAGCTTTCTCCTCTTTTGGCTCATCAGTCACTGCCTTCTCATAGTAAACTATAATCTCGGTTTGTTGGTTGATATATCTTCTTAATTCTGCTACGTTCAGTGCAAGGTTTTCATAATCACGCATTGACAGCGCGACGTATGCAACTTCACCATAGATAGACTTAAACTCTTCTATGAATGCGTCAAAATTTTCTTCTGTAACTACAAAGACTCTTGTATCATTGAGTTGGACTGGTTTCGGTCTCGACACTGTCGGTATCTGGACTCTCTCCACCTTGGTCACTACTTTGATCTCCGGTTCCGGCTGGTACCGGCTCCCGCAGCCACTCAGGAAGATCACGCTGGCTACCATCAACGTTACCAGTGTCATCCATGAAGTTACGCCATAGTTTTGCTGTTGCACCATTCATCTTTCCTTCTAATCGAAGTGCGTCTCTTAATGCGTCTTGCACTAAATTCATTCTGCTTAACTTACCACGAAGCTCATCACCATAAGCTTCTGCTCTCTGTAAGTCAGCGGATAGTTGGGTATTTAGTTCTTGCATCTTAGCGGCATTCTGTTGCATTGCCGCGATACTTGCTTCGGCAGTCTCTACTGCACCTTCAAGCTTTGCGTTATTCTCTCTCAATGTAGCAATAGTTGCTTGAGTTGTGTCATAGTAATACTTTGCCGCATAACCGACACCAGCCATTGCCATAACAATAACAACTAGAATATAAACTCTAAGCATTGTCTTCCATATATTTTCTAAAACGTTTTAGGAGAACAGGAAGTCCGGACTTCTTTCTTCTACGATCATGCATGTAAGTCGTTTTAACACGTGGTCCCATTGCCGTATCCGCAGGATTTGGAATTGATGCTGTTGTTGTCGCATCTTCTCCGACATCTAAAGTCTTTGGATAACCCTTTTGACCAGGCTTCAGTCTAGGTTTGCCGGCTGCTCTACGCTTTCTAATATTATCCCATAAACTCATTTGTAAATCTCGCTAATAGAAATATAAACTTTTTTATTGGTTCTGCAATGAATCGCTTCGTATATATCTATACCAAAAACGTCACCTACAGGGTAACTATTATCTAACACTCTTATCTGATCTTTTTGAGCAACAAATTCTTCAAATGTAGTATTAAGAACTTTTGGATTTCTTACTCTGTATACTCCGGGTGAGAGTTGTTTATCTTCTAAAACAAACCATTGATTCTCTTCTGCTAAAAGTCCTGAGGCGTCGATTCCACATTCCCGCAGAATTTTTCTAAGCTGACGATCAGATAAGGTATACCTTTCTTTAACGAGATACAGAGCTGCGGCAAATGACCCGAGCTTGCTGCCTCCTCCAGGGATCTTGTTGAGCAACCGTTTAACGTTAGCAGCAAGGCGAATGAAAGGAGTATAAGCAGATCTTTTTTCATCGCTGTCTAATTCTACACCTTTATTTCTCTTGCCGTTCTCATCGATGATACCTTGTTTGTAGGCATCCCAATCTTTCCAATCCAGCACGAGCATTCGAATGAATCGGAAAGTGTAAGTTAAATCAGCAGCTCTTTTTATAAGTCCCATTAAATTTTCCTCAAAGCATTGACCACTGTTTGGTCCATCTCTATTCCAGTATACTGATCATTCTCAATGTACTTTAAGAAAATAAGAAATGGTTTTATAACTGGCCAATGTTTCTCATCAAGCTTTAACTCTAATATATTCAAAGCCGCCTCAACACCAAAAGAGTTAAAGACGACTATTACATGATTTAGAATTAGCCTTTCAGCTAAATCACCGTTTTCTATATAACGATTCACCAACCTCTTTATATACTTAAACCTTTTTAAATCCTCATAAAACTCTTCGACATCAGAGAACTGAGGATTATAATAATGTTTAGCTGCATACAAGAAGAGGTTCTCTTCTGTCAGTTCAGGAAATCTCATCATAAAGTTATTTATT